GCTAATCTTTTAGAACTGCAAGGCAAAGGGCCATTCAGAATGACACGAAGCCCATTTGGTGGAACTAAAAGACTTGGTAACAGTAGTATTATAGGTAATTTAAAGGGGCGTTAAAATGGCAATAGCAACAAAAACACAGTATTGGTCTAGCCGAATGATAGGTAATGACCCTACATCTTTAGATGGTACTTTCAACGCAGACTTTACAGCCTCTAGCGGTGGCGGTTCAGCATCCGGTGGTGATTGGGTTATAACTAATGGCGTATACATAATTGCACCAACAGGAACGGCGAACACTTTAGTAGCAGTATTAGAGTATACAACCGCACCCGATGACGGTACTGTTCTTATGAAGATAGATGACGGTACAAAAAAGGTTGAAGTGCAGTCAACAGGAAGTAATACATCTCTTAAGTTAGTAGGAACTACCACAGTTACTATTACAGACTTAGATTTGGCTAAAGCAGAAGATAACCCTACAACCTTGATTTTGCGTCTTACACTCAACGGTAGTGATGCTAGATTATACACGCATGAGATTATCAACGATGATGACGGTTCTGCTGTCTATAAGAGCGTTACAGCCGCTTCTTCGGCTTCGGCAGGGGTAGTGTGGGGTAACACAAGTGGAAGCGTTAAATGGGCCTCTATTTACCATTCTAAGTTTGGTGCGTTTAGCCCCGAAGAATTACTACTATCCGACTTTGCTCAAGATACCTTAGCACGTATGGGTTTGGCTGTCGTAGCGCAATTAAAAGACAGCACTAGACCATACCTAAAAACACAGGTTTCTGATTCGTCTATTGTTTATGGTTATGATATATCATCACAAATGTTAAATAGGTTAATAACTCCGACAATACACGTTTTGGTTGAAGAGTTAGGTTCACCTAGTTTTGAGTCATTAGGTGGTGGAAAAATAACACAGGAGTATGATGTTAAAGTTTTTGTTACCGTAAAAGGAACTAATTATGAAAACGCATATCGTCATGGTCTAAATATTCTAGGAGAAATATTTGATGAACTATACACTCAAACAGGGTTGAAAGCGACAACCGACAGTATTATATCCTATGACGCACAGTTAGATTCTAAAATGGATGATGATGAAACGGTATGCGTTCACACGCTCACTATGACGTATATGCGAAGAATAGATATGCGACACCGATGATAATGTTAATAAGTCATTAGTATCGTAAGTCAACCACATAGAGGTGCTACTATGACAAATGAGATACTAAATAGATACGTTTCCCTAGAATTAGAAGATGTTTACGGGGTTGAAAACTCATCAGCAAACCCCATTTACAGAGGCGAAGTTGACGATGAATCGTTTGCTACACGAAAAGATTTACTAACAAGACAAGATATGAGCCACTACGCTTCTGCTAAGTCCGTTACAGGCGGAGAATATTCAGAAGGCGGATATAATATGGCCGTGCAAATAGATAAGTTTTTGGGTGCTACATTACTATCGTTTTTCCCAAAATATAGTGAAGATAGCGACATTCATTTGTTTGAAGAACCTGTTACAGGAACAGAAGGAACAGCAGGAGATATACCATACGATTCATTTACAATTCGTGTAGGAAGAGAAGAAAAAGAACACACTTACGTTGGTATGATGGCTAACAGGTTATCACTAAGCGCAAGTGTTGGTGAATATGTTACTATGTCTGCTGATTGGGTAGGATGCACAGAAAAAGATACAACTTCTATAACATCATCAGCACTTGCCTTTGATGGTGATGCTCTTGACGCACTATACTTTGCTAATGGAGAAGTTACATTCAATAGTAATAATTCAGTAGCAACAGGTATTGTTAAGTCAGTTTCCTTTGAAGTAAACATGAATAGAGACACAGACAATGCTTACGCACTAGGTTCTTCAACGTATGTTCGTGCGCCACCTTCACAAAGGATGGAAGTTACAGGCACACTTGAGTTTAACCAAGTTATACACACAGCAGTAGCAGGTAGCCCAACTTATGATACATTAATAGACGAAGATGGATTGGCTTTCAATCCGGATTCAAGTAATGACGCTCTTAAATTAGTTTTCAAAGAAGAAGATGGTAACGGTGGCTCATCATCAACTGATTATATGGAAATACAATTCTATAATGTTAGATTTGAAGCGCCGGAATCAACTGTAAGTGGAAGAGACACACAGACAATGAGTGTAGGTTTCGTAGCACTATATGATGATACAGCAGAAGCAGTTATGGATGTTCAGTTAAAGGGTGGTAGTATGGGAACAGCCTTAATTGATTGGAACGGTGCTTGATTAAGATGAGGGATTTCATTGAAGCATCCGGTAGGGATGTACCGGAAGGAGATATGGAAAGACTTTTACTTATGAAACAGTATAAATTACAACGCTATCTTAGAAGATACCCAATGAAGGCAGAAGTAGTGCAGGTAGTAATGCCCGTAGTTGATGAAGAAGAGTAATTCCTTAAATAACCCTACAAGTCATGTTTAACTAGAGCGCAGTAGCGCATAGTGAAGTGAAACCAATGCCGGTTATGAAGAAAGAAATAGAATTAGACGATGGAACAAAGATATGGGTAAGACAGGCTTCCGGTATGGAAAGACTGAAAATTACCAACATTCAAGGAAAAGCATTCCGTAAAATGGCTCACGCAGGAGAACCTGCTAATTGGACAGATGAGCAAAACGAAGAGTTTGCTACAATGCTTGATGAAATGGGTGGAAATGTTGAAGAACAGATGAGTGCATGGATTCCACCATGTATTATTGATAGTGATGTTGATATTAACACACTTACTTTTGAAGAGTTAAATGAGATACTTTCGTTTGTCAGAGGGGATGACACGGAAGGCGCAGTACCTTTTCAGAGTTCCTAATGGTTGCACCTAGCCTGTGCATGGCATTTAAAGGAACACTACCGTCTGATTTATGGCTAAAGTATTCTGTTGAGGGTGGCCGCCACCTAATGGAATTAGACCTTATTATAGCCGCAAACATAAATGACAAAATATCAGACGCTACCGACAAAGCAAAAGATGGTAAAAGTATGGTTGCTAGACGCAACCAAAGGCGTAAACAACGCAAACTATTATCAAACAATAGCGATTTATTTGAATCGTTGAGAGAAAGCGGGGTTGAAATAGTGAACGACCCAAAGAGTAGCGGTGAAGGTAAATGATAGAAACAAGTCTGTTACTAGGTTACTTTACCCCTCTTATTTTCATAAGCATGGCCGCCGCTATGGTGGTTTTACGTGCAGGTGCTTCAAGAATATTCTTCGACATCGTAGGAACGATGCAAGTCAATAAATTAATTAAAGATTCTAAAGCATCCGCAACAATTATCGAAGCGTTATATGTTGACGCTTTAGTTGGTGTAATGGAAGGTGTCGGTGAATTAGGCGAAGGTTTTGTCGCTCTGATGGATGATATTATCCCTATTGGAAGAGAGATAGGTGAAGCACAACGTCAGTTTGAGAAGTTCGTAAACACAGGTGAGGATTTAGGCGCATTAAACGCAGAGATTATAGAGATAGGACATGGGTTTGGTTTTGCCGCCGATGAATCCTTTGAAGCCGCCGCTAAGATGGCTCAATTAGCCGGAGTGTTGGGGCAAGGTTCAACTGCTACCGGAACAGAAATGGGTATGGCCTTTGGTCTTATATCCGGTATGGACACCGAATCTGCTATGCAGAGGATGGTAAACTTAAACCAACAGACAGGGTTTATGACAAAAGGTATAGATGAAAACTCAACTGCCGCACAGAGAAACAATGCTATTAGAGAAAATACAATGCGTATCTTAGACCAACTTAACACGGTTGAGAATACTTCTGCCGCTACTATGTCGCAGATAACTTTCGTGATGAATCAATTCGCTTCACAGGCTCACCTAACAGGTGAAAGTCTTGCGGGTATGGCGGCTATGTCAGCCGTTCTTATTGAGGCGGGTGAAGAACAAGGTAAGGGTGGTAGGGCTATAAGAACAGTATATGCTCGTCTTGGTGCTGATACTAACGGTGCTAGAAGAGAAATAGAAAAGTTAGGTGTTGCTGTTATAGACCAAGAAACAGGTGCTATGAGACCACTAACTGAAATATTAAACGATGTATCAGTAAAGTATCAAGGTATGACAGGTGAACAAAAGTCTAACTTGGCTCAAACCGTAGCGGGTAACTTACATTATACTCGTCTTATTAAACTTCTTGAAGGTACAGCAAGAATGCAAGAATTACAAACTGATGCTTTAGAAGGCACATTCCCTGCTTATGAGGAAATAGAAAGATTACAAGACACTAATCTATTCCAACTTGAGCAAATGGAAGCAAGATTGAAAAGCACTAAGGGCGCACTTGCAGATGAATTGATGCCCGCAGTAACACATTCAACAGAATTAATGTTAGTATTTAATGACACATTACTTCAAGTAAGTCAGATGAAAGGTATTGGTGGTGTTTTCAAAGGGCTTTTTGCCGGTGCGGAAACAATAAAAACTATGGTTGCACCGTTTGTAACAACAATAGTTTCTGTTATGAATCTTCGTATTGCTTTAGAAGCACTAAACCATGTTAAAAGAGCCATGAGTGGCGAAGATATGTTTAGGCTTCAAACAAGTAATGCGGCCAACGCCGCACAAGCCGCAGAAGCAGGGTTTGTTAAAGGAACGGTAATACCTACAACAAAAGAACAAATACAAGCAACAAAAGACCAAATACAAAGATACCAAGAGTTAGCAGATAGATTGAGAGCCGCAGAAGATGGTGAAAGAAAATATGCCGAAGCATTAAAACAAACTGATGATTTAATTAACAGGCATAAAATGAATCTAATGGGTAAAGATGAAGTAGCAAAACAAGAAATGGCTAATCAACAATTAAGCACTAATCTTATGAACGGTTATACTATGGGTCTAGTAGGTGCAGGTTCAGCCATGATGATGTTTTCAGGAAATCAAAAAATGATGAGAGCAGGTATGTTATTAAATACGTTTGCTATGGCTATACAAATAGTAAAAATGGCGGCAAGCACGGCGGCTAAAATTAGAGATAGTATAGCAACAGCACAAAACAATGTGGTTGAAGGACAGGCTATTGTTACTAAAAACCTTAGTGGGGCGGCAAATCTATACTTGGCGGCAACGGCTAATCTTGCTAGAATAGGTATAACAGGACTAGCGGCTACTACGCTTCTTACTTTAGGCCCAATAGGTTTATTAGCGGGTGCGGCTTTATTACTTTCTAGTGCTATGGGTGATGTAAATAAAGAAATAGAAGATATGAGCGCATTAACAAGTATAGCGGAAGCGGCTGAAATTGCTAGTGATATGACAACCGACCAAATAACAACTGCGATAGCAGAACAAGATAAAATTATTAACGATTATAAGGATGGAACAAGTGATGTATCTAAGGCTTTGGTGGCTGATGCTAGACAGACTAAAGCAAACCTTGAAGGGGCTTTAGACTTCTCAATATTAACTACTACCGACTCTGATGACTTAAATAGAATGGTAGGTTTCATGGATGACTTAGGTATAGTTATGGATGACTTTAAAACTTTTGGTGGTATAAACCCTATAACCGGAGAGGTAGGTAAGGGAGACTTCTTCAAGATGCTAAAGGGTGGAACAACAGATATAGATGATTACTTTGAAGGGGTTGATGCTCGTAATGCACTTGAAAAATTATCAGAAGAAGATATGGAAATATTAAAGGTATTGTATAGAAATAGTCTAAACAGTAGTGCTGAAATAGAAAGTTTTACAGAAACAATGATAGGAAGTGCAGAAGATTCTGCTACTGCGGCAATAGATAGTGTAAACAATGTAACACAAGCAGGTATAGATAATCTCTATGAGTTTAACAACGCTAGAGAAGAGTTATTCTATGGGTTTAACTCAAGTAATCTAACAGGTGATTTGATTAGACAGGTTCAACAACAAGGAGTCGAAAATCTTATCACCAATACAGAATTAATTGTAACTAATAACTTTAACGGTACTATGATGACTATGGGAGAAATAGTTGATACGATTTCAGATGAAATAGCAAGTAGATTAAATCTAACTGTTTCAGGCAACTAGGTGTTAATATGGTAAGGACTGTAAAAAAGAAATATCAAGTATGGCTTGCGGGCTATTACGATGACTTCAATGGTGCTAGAGCCATAGCAGATTTCAACAATACCCCAACCACAACTTATACTCATTTGAATAGTCATTATGGTAATCCTCTCAACGGTGAAGCATTCTTAAATCCTCGTTATAGATGGTCTGTTGAAGAAAGAGAGCAAGATAGTAATGCGGGTAATAAAATATCCACAACAGCAAATAATAAATTACAAAACGATGGTATATTTGAGTGGCTTACATTTGACGATACAAGATTAGAAAATGATGATTGGGAAGGCAGAATACAATTACAATATCCCGATGGACACGTTGCTAACAGGTATAAGTTTAATGCTGATAACGCATACGGTAGTTATTTTTACCATAGATTTATTAACGGACACGATAGTAATGGTTCTTACATAGTGCCTGTCGGTGATAACGATTCTTCTTTTGGTCGAGCAGACATGAAAAGATATGATGAAACTAACTATGAGGCTAAAAACGCAGGTAAAACTTCAACGACAGGAGACTTCGTACAAAGAGCGCATCTTACAGGTGTATGGATGGGCGAGCAGTTAGCACAAGCAGACATAAGTGTTAACGCACCTACACAATTATTTGCCGAAGTTACTTCTCCCTCTAAACAACCATTCCTATGCGTACAAACCGTTAGAAAAAATAAT